TGTAGTCGTTTTGCCGGGCTTCTAAAAGTTTGCCCTGGTAAGTTTCCTCACCCGAGGCCATACGCTGAGCATGCATCAATTGTGCATCAGACATAGCCATCTTAGTTTTCTGGCGGTTGGAGTAAATTTTACTGCCCGCTTGTAAAGCAATCTTTGCTAAACTAAACCAGGCCATATTAGAACCAAGTGGCTGTTTGTTTTCTGGCTTTACCTACGCCTTTAACAGTAACCTTCGTTCCTTTGTCAATCTGATTGACGCCTTTGTCTTGGTTACTCACGATTTCCGAACGAGGGTCATTACCGAAGTTCTTTTCAGAACCTGCGTATTTTTTCCCACCTTCTGGATATCCTACTTCTGTTTTTGTCATATTTTTCTCCTTTTAAATTAATATACTATCTTCTAGGACCTTTCAAGGTTTTAACATCTTTACGTTTCATCCTATCGGAATATATTTTGACCTCATTAGACATTTGCTGTTTAGCCAAGGACGTATCGGCCCTTAATTCAGCCAATTCTTCGTTCTGTTCCAGTTTTTCGTCAAACTGCTGTTGACCCATTAACTGTTTAGATCTATCCAAGTTAATCTTCTCTTGATCCTGCTCTCTCTTGATAGAATCATCCATTGCTCTCAAATCAAGTTCTCTTGCCTTAAGTTTAGCAATAGGGTCATTACCGAACTGACCCATGATTTTTTGTTCTTCATCCTTGAATTCTTGCATCATTTCAGAAATTAAAGTGGCTTTTCTAGATTCTACTTGCATAGAAATTTGCATAATCTGTTGTTGGAATTGTGGATTCTGTTGCATTTGAGGATTCTGAGCTGCCATTTGTTGCATTTGTTGTAATTGCATCATTTCTTCTCTAAATTCTACTTCCACTTGTTCTTGAGCCATCATGGAGATGTGCTCAAAGCAGTTTTTTTCTAAAGCTCCCAAAATCATAGGGTTATTTCGGGCTAAATTGCTTGCCATAAAATTTAAATGCGAAGTTATATGGGCTTGATGGTTCTGTCCTTTAAAAGCTTGGAAAGGTTTTGAAGATAGAGCCATAATATTTTCCACCGCTGGATCGAGTGGACTCGGTTGAGGAGGTGGAGGTAAAATTTTATCAATATCTTTAACGCCGATCGCTTGGTACATTGCATGAAAGGCTTCGTATAAATTATGAAGCTGCGGATTCGCCATCGCGAGTTGTAATTCTGTTTGAGCCATAGAGATTCTTTGAGACTGAGAAAAAATATTGGGATCCGCTACCGGAACAATATCAATTCGATCGTCAAAGTCTGCGACTTTAATATTTCTTTCAGCTCCCACGACATCATAAGGATACTCGGGAGGTAAATAAGTTTTAAATACGCCAGCTAACAATTGAAACTCTTGTTTAAGCCCCACAAATAATCTTTTATGGATCGCTGACATGACCCTGGAACCACGTTCTAAGAGTGCAATGGTCGTACCAACAGCGGCCTGTTGGTTGCCGTCCCCGACCTGCATATCAGCGATGGCGGCAAAGCGTTGTCCGGCCGACACAACAATCCCCATTAATTGGAGTAATGTTTGTGACGGTTCTTTAAAAGGTAGAGTCATAAAAGCATCCTTGATGTTTCCACCAGGTGCATCGACATCTCTAAATTCGCCCGGCTGTATTGCCTGCGCTTCATCTCTTACACGTATTCCTCGTTGTTTAAATCCTGCAGGTAAATTACTTAACGTGCCTGCATCTAATAACTGACGCAAAGCCGTAGTTGCAGTACGACTGAGTCCGCCAATCATATGAATTAATCCAAAGCCATAGAATCCTAGGCCGGGTAAAAATTTAAAATGAACGAAATATTGTATTTTGTTTTTTAATGGATCATTTTGTTGATAGTTTCTTCTAATCGACAAAACCGTTTTGGAATTACTTTCAATGGTTACAATGTAAGGAAGTTTAATTCCGGTAGGCTCTCCATCCGGGCCTACATCTTCAAATCCTTCAAGATCTAAATTCACATGACATTCAATAAGGGTAAAAATATCTTCATCTCGGGTTTTTTTGAGACCTTCCAGTTGTCTCTCTTTTTTCTCTACTTCGGTTTCTTGATCGTACCCGGGTTTTAATTCGACATCTCTATAAAAGCCCGCGACTTGATTTTTTCTTAAATCATTCTCTGACATTTTAATCACATGCATAACTGCCTCCGCATCGGCTAATGAGGTAGCCGTGTACGGGACAATTAAATCATCAGCGGGTACAAATTTTGATACGGCTCTTCCCAGAAGTTCATCGTAATAAACTTTTTTAAATGAAGAGCCGCTAAGGGGTAGATAAAAGAGCATTTGATCAAATTCGGGTTCATACTCTTTCATCACATCCATGAGCTGATAGTTCATGAAATTTTTTACTCTAACCGCTTGTTGTTCTTTTTCACGGCTAGGTTTTCCCAACACTTGAGTCCGTACCGGACCCATTGCGGGAAGTAATTCTTTATAAGCTTGAGCTTGAAACTGGGTCACTGCTTCAGCGAGCACCGGGTGTGTTGCACCACTCGCGCCTTGAAACGGTTGAGTGGGATTAACATACTTAAATCCTAATAGATCTAATCCTTTGGTATAACTATCTTCCCAGTCTTTTCGGGAAGCTTTGTATTGCATGTAATTTTCACTTAAATCGGATCCCAGTCTTCCGAGTGTGGTATCATCTAATTCTTCTGCTAAATTCCCTTCATGCTCCATGCCGCCTTGAGCTTGAACTCTAGGATCAAAATCAACCGTTGCACCCCCTTCTTCGTCCATAATCACTTCCGCACCATCCGGAGTCACCTCCGCTAGTTTATCTTCTTCTGTGACTACAATTTCCTCTTTGGGTAATACAACATCAGGGTCTACATTGGGTAGAGCCTTATCGATGCTATCTTTTTTTGCCATTTACTTTATCTCCCGAATTTACCACAGTCTTAACCTGTTTTAAAGTGTTATTCAACCCTTGTGAATCAGGACCTTTTAAAGGAGGTATTAATTTCCATTTCACATGCTTCATTTGGGTGACGAGTGTTTTATTCTTCATCTCTCTTTTTCCATTTATCATAGCCCCACATTCCTGCGGTCAAGGCTAATCCAGGCATTCCTAATCGACTAGATACCAGTCTTAAGGTAGAAGGCTTGATTCCTAATCTCAAGGCTCTTAACAACATTGGATTCTTAATGCCTTTAGACGCCATCTCGGCTCCGCTAGCGGCGAAGGCCGGTCCCATCCAATTCATCGGATCGGTTGCAATGTCTGAATAATCTGTTCCGCCTGCTCTTTGCGCGGCTACGCTAATCGGTAAAGTGGCCGCTACCGCTAAAGGAGAAAAAGAAGCTCCTAATGCTTTTCCTAAGACGCCTTTAATGCCTAGAGCGGATCTAACGGGTCCCACTCCTTTTTGCATCGGCCCTACAAATTTAGGTTCCCGGATTCCTCGTCTCGCTTTGTACACGGCTCCGGCACCAGGGATCGCGCCTGCTGCTGTTGCGGCTCCTAACGCTGGCATTTGCCATTTTAAAATTTCTTCATCTACTTTGGGAGTTTCTCCTTCTAAGGTTGCAAGAAGCATCCCTTTCATTTGATTTTCATCGGTTAAATAAGTTGTTCGATCATCAATATGAAATTGTTTCACTAACGGTTCTGCCGCTGCACCTACTGCAGCCACTGCTGCGAGCGGCGCAACTTTCGCTCCGCCTCTACCCAATAGACCTAAAAAGGTTGTTGCTGCATTTTTAACTTTTCCTAAAGCGCCTGAGGCTGCTTCCATAGTCGCCAATTTATTAGCGGAACCTACGGGATCTCTTTTAATAACCTCTACACAGGTATCAATACTTCCTCCCACTTGAGCCGCTATTAATTTTCGACATCCCCCGGGGCTTTTCTTTACGACATTAATAAAATTATTTAATAAAGTGTTATATTTAGGAGTGCTTCTTGATTTAATAAGAGTCTGAGCTTCAGAAGGTAGTCCTTTTAATTCAGGAGATTCTAAAAATCCCGGTGTTTGAATAAGTGCATCAATGTATCCTGTTACTTTGGAAGAAAGAGGAGCCTTTAATAATCCGGGTCCTGGTGGATTAAGATTAACAATATTATTACGCCCAGTTAATCCATATTGTGGATACTTTCCTGGAAATTCTTTTTTAAATTTAGAAATTAACTCATTAGCGGCATCTAGATATTTCTTTTTTATTTTAGGGTCGGCCGCTTCGTAAGCTAATCTTAATTGAGTTGTAACCTTTTGATCTAATCGCGGTCCCTTAATAAAAATATTCATTTTTTTAGTAGAAGGATAAATTCCTTTACTCCCGGCTTTAATCTCTCCTGCCATGTTAGTGGCAATCGCTTGCTGCAAAGGGTAAGCATGCTCAGCGCTGGGAGCATAAGGAGTTCTATACAAAGTAGGAAATAATTTTCCTAAAGGATAAAGTAAATTTCGTGATACAGCACTTCTATAAGCTTTTTCAGTCATGCCTAATGATTCCGCAGCTGTGACATCCCGTGCTTTTAATCTACCAAAAGTGTGTAGTCGGCCTTTTTTACCAACCGAAGTCGGCATCTTGGCTTCTGCTACATCTCTAATACGTTGTCTGCCATGTTCATAACTCGTAGCCGTTGCACCTGGACCACTTTTAATTCTAATAAATTCAGCACCCGAAGGTATTCTTTTTTGACCCCCTCTTAAAGCGAAAGCAGTTTGAACTGAACCGGGATAATTTTTTTTAAAAAACTTGAGAGCATCACTATATAAGTTTTCACGAAACCCTGATTTATAAGTACCATCCGCAGCTTTATATTTTCCAATATTATCTTTAATGAATTTATTATAGCGCTTTAAATTTAAATCGGCGTCTTGATTAGTTGTTACTGTCTTAAGTAGCTGTGCGAGTTCAGAATTAGCCTTAATAGTATTAGTAATTTTAGTTTGTACTGCTGAATCAAATGGATTTTTATATGTTTGAGTTCTTCCCTTTGATATCTTATCCCACAGGTTATTTTCACGCGCCCATTCATTTTTAATCATCTCCTTGGTCTTACCTGCTTTTAATTTCGTCTTAATATATTCTACAGTTAAAGATTCCATTTCAGGATATTTAGAAATCAAAGCACCTTTTCCAAAAAGGTCTTGGAAATATACCATAGCAGTATGGGGAGGTATATTCACCCCGCTTGGAGAAGCCTTAAATTCTTTTAATAAAGTTGTAACTGTTTCGCCAGGTTTGAATGGTGCTCTTTTCTGTCTAGCACGAAGCCATTTTTGCCAAGCCTCT